TGGCTTTATTAATGACCAAGACATTATCTTTGCTATTGCAAACGGTATCAGTGGTTTCTCTGGCATAAGTGGTTTTTCAGGTTACAGTGGTACTTCTGGCTGGTCTGGTGATTCTGGTATTAGTGGTTATAGCGGTATTTCTGGCTACAGTGGCGACTCTGGTATTTCTGGCTACAGTGGCGACTCTGGCATAAGCGGTTATAGCGGTTCTGGTGTTTCTGGTTACAGCGGTTCTGGTGTTTCTGGATATAGCGGTATCTCTGGCTATAGTGGCTTTTCTGGTATCAGTGGCTACAGTGGTTTTTCTGGATATAGCGGTATTTCTGGTTACAGCGGTGACTCTGGTATTTCTGGCTACAGTGGTTTTTCTGGTATTTCTGGCTACAGCGGAACACAAGGTGCGTCATCTAGTTCATTTTTGTATAAAGTAAATACAACTATTTATAGCGGTCAACCATCTGCTGGATATTTACTGTATAACAATGCGACTCAAACAAGTGCAACACAGATTAATGTAAATCATCAAGATCAAACTGGCACAGACATTGATATTTTCTTGGCACTTTTAAATGTTGGTGAAAACTTTACCATTCAAGATAGAAATACAAGCGGAAATTATCAAACTTTTACAATAACAAGCACCCCAACCAATGTTAATCCAAATACTGCTAATAGTTATTGGACTTATCCAGTTTCACTTGTTTCATCAGGTGGAACTGGAACAACAGGATTTGCAAATAACTTATCTGTAATTTTTGCTGTTACAAAAGGTGTTTCAGGTTTCTCTGGTTTCTCTGGATACTCTGGATATTCGGGAACATCTGGCTTTTCTGGCATCTCTGGCTACAGCGGCTTCTCTGGTATTTCTGGCTACAGTGGCACTTCTGGTGCTTCTGGTATTTCTGGCTATAGTGGTGCCTCTGGTACCTCTGGCTACAGCGGTACTTCTGGTGCCTCTGGTGCCTCTGGCTACAGCGGTACTTCTGGTGCCTCTGGTATCTCTGGCTTCAGTGGCATCTCTGGCTACAGTGGATCTGGTATCTCTGGCTACAGCGGTTTTTCTGGCTACAGCGGCGGTACTGGTACAAACGGCACATCTGGTTATAGTGGTTTCTCTGGTATTTCTGGCTATAGTGGATCTGGTGTAAGTGGTTTTAGTGGCTTCTCAGGCATCTCTGGCTACAGTGGTATCTCTGGCTATAGTGGTTCTGGTATTTCTGGCTTTAGCGGCATTTCTGGATATAGCGGCTTCAGTGGTATCTCTGGCTATAGTGGTTCTGGTATCTCTGGCTTTAGCGGCATATCTGGTTTTAGTGGTATCTCTGGCTATAGTGGATCTGGTATATCTGGATATAGCGGTACTTCTGGCGCTTCTGGTATCTCTGGCTATAGTGGTTCTGGTATCTCTGGCTATAGTGGGCGTAGTGGTTACTCTGGCACTAACGGCACCAACGGCACATCAGGCTATTCTGGCATCAACGGCACCAACGGTACGTCAGGATACTCTGGCTACAGTGGAACTAATGGCTCTGTCGGTACATCAGGATTCTCTGGTTACTCTGGCACTAATGGCTCTGTCGGCACATCGGGATTCTCTGGATTTAGCGGAGCAACCGGTACATCAGGCTTTAGTGGTTACTCTGGATCAGCAGGTCCTTCTACTACTATTAACGCTACAAACAGCACAGCAAACAGCAACTTTTATATTGTTGGAGTAGCAGCAACTGGATCTAACCAAACAGCTACGGGTTCTAGTACCAACGCAATGTACTTTAACCCATCGGCTCCGGGTGTTTTAACAGCTCCAGTATTGCAAGCAACAACCCCATTTATTTTAAACTCTACTACTGTTGCTGCAAACTATACATCCCCAGCAAACTATAACTTAATGAGCGCTGGACCAATTACCATTAATACTAGTGTAACGGTAACAATAGACACTACAGCAACTTGGGTTATTGTATAATTTAGGCCAAGATTTAGTTTATTTGCGTATTAGTAGGTGTAGTACAATATAGGTTCGTACGAACTTTAAGGAAAACATGAAATATAGCGTAGTAATACCGACGTACAATAACTGCGAGAAGTACTTAAAACCGTGTGTAGACTCGATAATTAAGTACACAAATCTGGAAGACATTGAGCTAATTATTAGTGCAAATGGCTGCACAGACAACACGAAGGCGTACTTAGATTACCTAGTAACTGCAATACCAGATTTAAAAGTTGTTTGGGCGGACGAACCACTAGGCTACTCCAGAGCAAACAACGAGGCAATTCGGTACGCTACAGCAGAGAAGATTATCCTGCTAAATAATGACACGATCCTGCTAGAACAGAGCACAAACCAGTGGCTTGACATTTTAAACAAGCCGTTTAGTGACCCAGACTGCGGCATCTCTGGAATTATCAAGGGTAACTCTGAGCCGGCTGGCAGACCCTTTTTAGTATTTTTTTGTGTAATGATACACAAAAAAGTATTTGACAAGATCGGACTCTTAAACGAAGAGTATGGAGTAGGTGGTGGTGAAGACACCGAGTTTTGCATCGAAGCAGAAAACGCTGGATTTAAGGTACTAGAAGTGTTTGAAAAGTTGTGGGACGGAACCCAGTACACCGGTGGTTTTCCAATCTACCACAAGGGCGAAGGCACCATGCACGACGCCAACTTGGTACAGGGCTGGGACAACATCTTCTTGCTAAACTCGTTAAAGTTAGCCAAGAAGTACAACATGGAGTGGTACCGCTGGCGCTTATCAAACTTTTGGGAGCGAGCAGTATTCCTCAAGGGCGACACAGTATACCCGCGTGAAGTTACAAGATACAACTGGGCAGCACAAAATCTGCTCGGTAAAAAGATTTTAGAGATTGGTTGTTCAGATGGATACGGCATTCAGTTCTTTCCAAAGGACATTGAGTACACTGGCGTAGACTACGATCCAATCATTGTAGAAGTAGCCAAGGAGCAAGACTGGGGCTACAACGCTAAGTTTGAGTGGTGCGATATTAACACCTACGAGCTTGAGCAGTACGACACCATCGTGGCATTTGAGGTAATTGAGCATCTTGACACTGGCATGGAAATTGTTGAGAAGTTAAAGAAGCACTGCAAGCGTCTATTGATTACAGTACCAATGAATGAGCCACCAGGCTTCTGGGGACCACATCACAAGTTGCATGGATTAAACGAGCGCCACTTCCCTGGCTTTTAGTTTAACTACATCAACGAGCAAGGTGCAATTACAGATGTGCCGCAAAAGATTGACGAAAGCAATCCTTGCAACTTAATGATTTGTAGGTGGACAGCCAGTGAATAAAGTACTTTGTTCCGTGGCAACACGGGGCAGGTACTTTACAACCCTGCCACTAGTATTAAACGCCATTATCAATCAAACGCGCCCAGTGGACAAGCTGGTCATCTTTGATGATAATGATGAGCCGCAAGACATGCGGAAAGAGATGATTTACCAATACTTTTTCCAGATGTTAGACATTAAAGGCATTGCGTGGGAGTGGCAGTACGCTGAGAAAAAAGGTCAGCACTACATCCACCAGCGAGCAAACCGCATGGGCTTTGACTGGGTTTGGCGGTGCGATGATGATGCTATTCCAGAGCCTAATGTACTAGAGAATTTAGTAAAGCACTCTGATAGACGTGTTGGTGCTGTAGGTGGATCTGTGTTAACACCACCGTACATGCCAGACACAAGCAGTTCTACAGGTAAAATTGACGATATTAATAAAGAACCTAATATACAATGGGGAATGATTAATGCTTCAAGAAATGTGGACCATCTACACTGCACTTTTTTATATCGCGCTGGGATTGTTGACTATAATCTTGGTCTTTCACGGGTAGCTCACAGAGAAGAGACCTTGTTTACTTATGGTTTAGCTCAAAAAGGCTACCAAATAAAAGTAGTACCCAACGCAGTAACGTGGCACATGAAGAACCCCGAAGGTGGAATTCGCAGCGAAACAAAAGAAGAGATGTACCATCACGACGAGCAAATTTTTAGAAACATGCTCGAGTACAAGGACAGCACCATAGTGGTTCTTAATTGCGGTCTTGGCGACCACCTTGTTTTTAAGCGTGTGTTACCTAATGTTAGTAACCCGATTGTTTTTAGTTGCTACCCAGAAATAATACCTGGTAGATCTATAGCAGAGGCACAGCACTTGTTTGGTGACATTAGTCCATACAATGTGTACCAAAAGATGGATCAGTGGAAGTGGAAAGATAGTTTGGAGAGCGCATTTAGAAAGCTCTACACATGATTATCATTTCACCGTACTCTAAGGCACTGCTAAGTGGTAAACGTAACCCAAAGAACTACCCATACTGGGAAGAGCTCATTAGTCAAATTGACGAGCCAATAGTCCAAGTGGGGATAGAGGGTGAAAAACAACTGGTTCCTGACTTTAGGAAAAACCTACCGATTGATGAGTTACGCAAGCTAATCGGTGAGTGCAGAATTTGGATTTCTTGTGACAGCTTTTTCCAGCATTTGGGCTGGGACGAGGGCAAGCAAGGAATTGTATTATGGGGTGTGTCTGATCCGTTGATATACGGGCACCCAGAAAACATTAATTTATTAAAAGATCGTTCGCATCTAGCGGAGAATCAATTTCTCTGGTGGGAATTTACAGAACACAAAAATGACCGATTTGTAAAACCCAAAGAAGTTATAAAATATTTATAAGGGATTAACATGGCAGCATCTGGGTTCACACCGATACAACTGTACCATAGTGCTTCGTCTGGCGTTGTGCCAGATCCGACCGCAATGGTGGTTGCTGAATTAGCGCTCAATACTTTTGATGGGTATTTGTATTACAAGGATTCCTCTGGCTTTATTAGAAACTTAGCAGGACTTTCAGGATACAGCGGTCTTTCTGGCTTCTCTGGTATTTCTGGTTACAGCGGTTTCTCCGGTATTTCGGGTGCATCTGGCTTCTCTGGTATTTCTGGTTACAGCGGTTTTTCTGGTATCTCTGGTGCTTCTGGTATCTCTGGCTTCAGTGGTTTTTCAGGTATCTCTGGCTACAGTGGTACATCGGGTGCTTCTGGTATCTCTGGCTATAGCGGTACATCTGGTGCCTCTGGTATCTCTGGTTACAGCGGAAGTGGTATTAGTGGATTCTCTGGATTCTCTGGTGCCTCTGGTATCTCTGGCTACAGCGGTTCTGGCATTTCTGGCTTTAGTGGCTTTAGTGGTGCAAGCGGTGCCGGCGGAAGCGGATCTTCAGGCCTTAGTGGTTTTTCTGGCTACAGTGGTGGTACTGGTACAAACGGCACATCTGGTTACAGTGGTTTCTCTGGTATTTCTGGTTACAGTGGTACTTCTGGCTACTCTGGCAGATCGGGTTACAGCGGAGCGCAAGGTCCTACAATCTACCCTGGCTCTGGCATCCCATTATCTACTGGCGCTGCTTGGGGTAGCTCGTACACCAGTGCAAACCCTGTACCCGTAACTTTTGGTGGTATTGGAATTAGTGGTGTGGCTGCTGGTCAAATTCCTTACGGAAACACCTCAACTGCGCTCCAGTCTAGTGCCAATCTGTACTGGGACAACGCTGGTGTAAGGCTTGGCGTTGGAACAAACGGCCCTGTTGCTACACTGTACGTTAAAGGTGGCAACTCAAACAACGCCGTTATTGACAACGATGGCACTCGCTTTACTACATTAGGATGGTACAATAATGGTGTAGGAAAAGTGCAGATGTACTACGATAACGTAAACAGCTTTTTCGTAGCGGGAACTGACACCACAGCAGCAGTTTTGTTTAAGACAAATACCGTTGAGCGGATGCGTATTTCTTCAACTGGCAACGTGTCGATTAACACCGCCTCTACGCCATTGTCGTTCTTAGTCAACGCAACGGACGCAATCGGTGTACCATCTGGTACGTTGGCACAACGCCCCACTGGCGCTGTTGGATATATTCGGTATAATACCGACTATGTTCAGTACGAAGGGTACAACGGAACAACTTGGAACAGTTTAAATGGGGCACAGGCAAGCGGCGTAATCTATGAGAACAATCAGATTATTACGGCGGACTACACAATGACCACTGGTAAAAATGGAATGAGTGCTGGTCCGATTACAATCGACACTGGTATTACAGTAACAATTCCCGACGATTCAACATGGGTGATTAACTAAGGATAAATTATGGCTGGTCAATTAACAATCGACACATTAAAAGCAAGCACAGGAGTTCTTGCCACGCAAAATGGCATGACTGGTATTGCTAAAGCATGGTTTCAAATGGGTGCTTCAGGTGGCACAGTAGTTATTAACGGAAGTTTTAATATTAGTTCTATTACAAGACAGGCTCAAGGACAATATACAGTTAATTTTACAACTGCAATGCCTAATACAACTTATTGTGCAGTAATAAGCAATTCGTCAGTACAAAGTGCATCACAAACTAACAGCCAAGTGTTTAGTAGTAGTGGTTCTAATGTAGTAGCACCTACAACAACTGCTTTTGCATTTAGTGTAAGCGTAGCTTTTTCAGGTGGCTTTTGGGACCCAAACTATGCTTGTGCAGTTGTTTATAGTTCATAAGGATAAATCATGGCAGGAACTCTCACAATATCAACGCTATCAGACGGCACTAATAGCACTTCTGCAACTAATCTCACTAAAGCACCTTGCGTTGCTTGGATAAATTACAAAGGAACTTCTACACAATCTATTCGTGCTTCTTACAACGTTAGTTCTGTTACTGTAAACGCTACAGGTGACTATACAATCAACTTTACTAATGCGTTAGCAGATGCAAATTATTCTGCAGTGGGTGCAGTTAGTAACAACGGAAGTACAGGTTCAATGATTTTTTGCCCAGCAGGAAATACAACTGCCCCAACAACAACTGCTTTTAGGGTTCAAACTGTAACTTCTGCTGCTGGATTTGATAGCCCATATGTATATGCTGCTTTTTTCCGTTAATTAAGGACTTTAAAATGACACAAGCAATTATTTTTCAGGAAAGGCTACATCAACTGTTTGATTACAGGGATGGACACCTATACTGGAAAAAATTGTCATCGTCATTGTCTAGGGCTAAAGTAGGTTCAAAAGCTGGCGCTTTAGCTACTCATGGCTACTGGCGTATTAAGTTTGATGGCGTTACATACATGGCTCATAAGCTAATTTATGCAATGCATAATGGTGGCGTATGCCCTGACTATATTGACCATATTGACGGCAACAAAAGCAACAACAAATTAGAAAATTTACGCCCAGCTACTATTGCACAAAACGCACAAAATGTTGGCTTGCACAAAAACTCAACAACTGGTGTAAAAAATGTATCTTGGTCGCCATCAAAAAACAGATGGAAAGTATTAATTTCTGCCAACGGCAAGCGTAAAAGCTGGCTGGTTAAAAACCTTGAACTAGCAGAATTGGTGGCGATTGAAGCTAGAAACAAATATCATGGCAACTATGCCAATCATGGACTTTAAGGAGAATTAAATGAGCCAATGTATTATTTTTACTAATGAAGCTGGTGGCGTTTCTGTAACAATCCCCACTGGCGAAATTTCAATCGAGGCTGTACAAGCTAAAGATACCCCTAAAGGTTCTATTATCGTCAATCAGTCAGACTTGCCTAATCAGCATAATGACTTCTTTGATGCTTGGGAACTGGTAGATGGCAAGGTAGAAGTTAGCCTAGCCAAAGCTACAGAAATCACCAAGAAGCGTTTAAGAGCAGAGCGTGAGCCATTGTTACAAGCACAAGATGTAGCTTTCCAAAGAGCGCAGGAATCAGGTGCAGATACTACTGCTATCGTTGCTGAAAAACAGCGTTTGCGTGATATTACTAAATTGGCAGATGCCGAGACAACATTAGAAGGCTTACGAGCCATTAAGGTGTAATCATGGCAATGACATTAAACGGCACTACTGGTATTGGTTTGCCTGCTGCTGCCGCACCTGTTTTTAGTGCATACTGTAATGCTATTCAATCTATTGGAAATAACTCCGCAACAAAATTACAATTTAACACTAAAACTTTTGATACTAATACAAACTACGACACTACAAATTATCGTTTTACTCCAACTGTGGCTGGATACTATCAAGTATCAGGCGGTTTTAACTGGCAAAACGTAATGAATGGATATGGTAATTTATATTTATATAAAAATGGCTCTAGCTATACAACTTTAGCATTTGGTGCAGCAAATGGTGCTACAAACCAATATTTAGGTCATTATGGTAGCACTCTTGTTTATTTAAATGGCTCAACAGATTACATTGAATTATATGGATACCAAGTAACTGGCAGTTCACAAAATACTGGTGGTACAAATGCTATTGGTTCATATTTTACTGCTTGTTTTGTAAGGAGTGCATAATGGGTTTATGTGAAAAAATTAAAACAGTTTATCCTGTTTTAAATGATTTAGATTTTGACCCTATTCGTGGTTCAATTCTTTTACAAAACAATTCTGATGGCAAAGGCGATTACATTGCTAAATGGGAACATCCAACATTGGCTAAACCTACTGCGGAACAATTGGCGTAATTATGGACTTCCAATCAATGATGAACTTCATCCTACCAACCGCCTGTGCTGTACTGGGTTGGTTTTGTAGGGAGCTCTGGGCAGCCGTTCAAGACCTCAAAGAAGACCTAGCCAAGCTGCGGGAAGAACTACCAAGTAAATACGTTTCTAAGGAAGACTTCAACGACCGCTGGAATGAAGTGCTCAAAGCCCTTCACCGTATTGAAGACAAACTGGACAACAAGGCAGACAGATGAAACGCGCAACGAGATCCAAAACTCTTTGGTTCTCCTTGGCGTTAGTAGTGTTTGGTGCGCTAATGGACAACTTGCAATATTTGCAGTCTGTCATTGACCCTAAGTACTATGGCAGTCTAATGATCTTTGTTGGCATCATAGTGGCAACGCTACGATTTGTCACAACCGAAGGCCTTGATAAATAATGTTTCCACTAACCTTGGTACAATATGTCAAACTGGGAATATGTTGTGCTTTGCTGGCTTTTTCTTGGTATCTTGGCTTTAGCTTTGAGTCTGCTCGATTCGATCGCTATAAGGCGGACCAGATTGCCCAGACTCAAAAAATCCAAGAAGAACAACAAGCAACCGCCGATCGAATAAGGATCCAAAAAGATGCTCAAATCCGTGATATTAACTCTAAGCTCGTTGATGCTGTTAGCGAGCTGCGTAAGCGTCCCGGTCGTACCGAAAGCGCCAGCT